TGGCTAAAAAATGTGCGGAGGGTTCAACATCACCCGGACAAGCCATACGGATCGGAGAAGTGATGTGGGGGGCGTAAGCCAGAAGTTGGCCGATGAGCTGATGAACGCCACCTGCGCAGCCTGGACAGCTGTTGCCCCGGTGCCCGTGCACTTCAAGCAGTGGGAGACGACCAAGAGGGCCGTCGCCGAGGTGCTGCGTGAGCTGGCGGGCCAGGGCCTGGCCAAGAAGCCGAGTCTGGTGCTGGACATGGCTGACTACCTGCACCCGCCGGAGGAGTCGGAATGACCACAGCCTTCAACGACACAGTAGCCGGGGGGTGTGGTTCTTTTGGCCGACAGGCGATCCGCGGGGGTGCTGAAGGAGTTCACCACGTCACTGTGTTCCCGGTTGCCCGTAAACGTCGCTCAGGTTCGTCAGATCAGTCCGTTCCGCTATCCCGGGGGCAAGACATGGCTGGTCCCCGTCGCCCGTGAATGGCTCCAGATGATCGGTCGACCCAAGGTGTTCCTGGAGCCCTTTGCGGGCGGTGCCGTCATCGGACTTACCGCAGCCGCAGAACGGTTGGCTGAGCATGTGGTGCTCGTGGAACTCGACGAGGATGTCGCGGCGGTTTGGCAGGTCTTGATCCATGGGTCCGACCGCAGCGTGAAGAACTTGAGCAACAAGATCCTCCGCTTCGAGGTCACTCTCGACAACGTTCGTGAAGTCCTCGACCGAACCCCAAACTCCGTCGTCGACAGGGCCTTCCGCACCATCGTCAAGAACCGTTGTCAGCGGGGCGGCATCATGGCCCCGGGAGCTGGTCTCGTGAAGGCTGGCGAGGCTGGGCGGGGGTTGGCGTCCCGCTGGTACCCCGAAACTCTCGTCAAGCGTTTCGACGCTATCCGAACCTTCCGCGATCGGATCAGTTTCGAGCAGGGCGACGCCTTCGAGGCGATTCGTTCGCATCCAGGAGCGACGATGTTCGTCGACCCGCCGTACACCGTCGCCGGTAAACGAGCCGGATCCCGGTTGTACACCCACACCACACTCGATCACGAGCAGCTCTTCGCCGATGTCGCTCGATTCGCCGGTCCTGCGCTACTGACCTATGACGACACCCCAGAGGTGCGCGAACTGGCTGATCGGTACAACTTCCAGGTCGGGAACGTGGCCATGAAGTCCACCCACCACGCCGTAATGCACGAATTGACTATTTTCAAGAACTAGGCGCGGTGAACCTTGTCTGACCCGCTGGCGAGAGGTCGGCGGGGTGTTGCGGCGAGATGTCGCAAGGAGTTGATCGTATGGCATCACATGGAGGTGCCCGGAATCGCTCGGGGCCGAAGCCCGACGAGACGTCGGGGCGGTCGGAGCGTCGTGGCTACTCGTTGAAGGCGCTGCCAGCTGAGGGCTACTCGGGTCCGGTGCCTGAGTGGCCGCTGGCTAAGCGGGTCGTCTACCGGTGGGAGTACGACGAGAAGCGTCGTTTCCAGGTGCCGGATGACGAGGCTACGGCTGCGGTGGCTGATCGTGAGCGTGAGATGTGGGAGTGGGCGTGGCGCACTCCGCAGGCTTGTGCGTGGTCGATGCCGTCGGAGCGGTGGCGTATCCCGATCATCGCGATGTGGGTGCGCACGTTTGTGATCTGTGAGTCGTCGGATGCGACGGCTGCGGATAAGAACAGCCTGCACCGGTTCGCGGATCAGATCGGGTTGACGACGGCTGGTCTGGCTGAGATGGGCTGGAAGGTCGCCGCGGATGAGGTGGCGGAGCGGCGCGAGGAGTCGGGGCAGGAGCGCCGGCGCTTGTCGTCGCGTGATCGAGTGAAGATCGTCGGTGGCCGTGGATGAGCTGGCGATTGACTTCGATCCACGGCATACGCTGGGGTTTCTAGCCACTGACTGGATCGAGGCGCACTGCAAGGTTCCTGGTGGCGTGTTCGAGGGTGAGCCGTTGACGTTCCGTGGGTGGCAGCTGAACGTCACGGTGAATCACTATCGGGTGCGCCCGGATGCGGTGGCTGATCCGCGCAGGTTGTTAGCGCCGTTCTACTACCGCCGTTCGGTGATTGTGGGTCCGCAGAAGTGCGGCAAGTCGCCGCTTGGCGCGGGGTGGGTCACGTTCGAGGCGGTTGGCCCGTCGCTGTTCGCCGGTTGGGCGAGGGGCGGCGAGGTGTATCGCTGCGTGGATCACGGGTGCGGCTGCGGCTGGGAGTACGAGTATCAGCCGGGCGAGGCGATGGGCGTTCCGCGCCGTAAGTCGTTGATCGGGTTGTTGGCGTATGCGGAGTCGCAGACCCAGAACGTGTATGAGCCGCTTCAGACGATGATCTTCAGTGGCCCGTTGCAGGAGATCATGAAGGTGCGCGAGGGCTTCATCCGGTTGCCGAACCGGGGGAAGATCGTCCCGTTGACGTCTAAGGCGCAGTCGAAGTTGGGTCAGCCGTTGACGTTCGGCTTGGCGGATGAGTCGGGTCTGTACACGAAGGAGAACGGGGTTCTCGACACGTGGCAGACGATGCGGCGCGGTATCGCGGGTATGCAGGGTCGTACGGTGGAGCTGACGAACCCTTGGGACCCGTTGGAGAACTCGGCTGCGCAGCGCGCTTTTGAGTCGACTCGGAAAGACATCTTCCGCTACTACCGTAGGCCGCCGGCGGATCTGAGCTACGCGAACAAGCGGGAGCGGCACAAGATCCACGAGTTCGTGTATGCGGATTCGCCGTGGGTCGATGTGTCGTCGATCGACGCTGAGGCTGCGGAGCTGATGGAGACCGATCCGGTGCAGGCTGAGCGGTTCTTCGGAAACCGGCTTGTTCAGGGGCTCGGTTCGTTCATCCCTGAGGGCCTGTGGGACAAGCACATGGAGCCTCGGGAGGTGCCGGACGGCACCGAGGTGTGTCTCGGTTTTGACGGGTCGGAGTCGAACGACTGGACGGCGATTCGGCTCTGCACCTATGACGGCTACCGGTTCACGCCGACGTATGGGCCGGACCGGAGGCCGACGATCTGGCGGCCGCAGGACTGGGGCGGTTCGATTCCGCGCGGTGAGGTGAACGCGGCGGTTGATGAGCTGGCTCGCCGGTATCGGATTCGGTTGGCGTTCTGTGACCCGCGGGATTGGCAGTCGGAGATCGGCGACTGGGCGTTGCGCTACGGGGATGAGGTTTTCCTTGAGTGGGCGACGTACCGGATTACGCACATGCATGACGCGTTGAACCGCTACATCACCGACTTGGCGTCGGGGCGGTTGTCGCACGATGACTGCGAGTTGACCGAGGTGGCCGCCCGTAACGCGCGGAAGGTCGCGAAGCCGAGCGGCCGTTTCATCCTCGGTAAGCCGGCGGACCATCTGAAGATTGACCCTTTGATGGCTGACGTGCTCGCGGTGGAGGCTGCTGCGACTGCGCGTGAGGCCGGTTGGGACCCAACTATGTCGTTCACCGTCGTCTACACGGCGTCGTCTACGCGGAGGGGGTGATCTGGGATGCCTCGTTTGAACGCTGAGCAGGCCGCCCAGATCACCAATGAACTCACGAAGAGGCTCAACGAACGCCGCCCGAAGATCCAGAAGCGGATTGACTATCTGACTGGCGAGTGCGGTCGGCTGGTGTTCGCGTCGGAGGAGTTCAGCAAGCACTTCGCGGACCGCTACGAGCACTTCTCCGACAACTGGTGCGAGCCTGTGGTGCAGGCGGCCGCCGAGCGCATCAACCTGAAGGGTATCCGGTTGTCTGGCTCGGATGAGGCCGACCCGGACCTGCACCGGGTGATGATGGAGAACGACTACGAGACCGGCTTCTCTGAGGCGGTCACGCTGACGCTGGCGGCGTCGAGGTCGTTCGCGCTGGTGTGGGGTAACGAGGATGACCCGGACACGCCGTCGGTGACTTTTGAGCACCCGTCGCAGGCGATCGTTGCCTACGAGCCGGGCACCCGGAAGCGTCGCTACGGCCTGAAGTTTTGGATCGACGTCGACGAGGGCTTTGACTATGCGACGCTGTACACGCCCGATGAGGTGTGGAAGTGGCAGCGCCCACGGTCGAAGGTGCGCGCCGCCTCGACGAGTATTCAGCTCAGCGGTTGGGAGCCGCGCGAGGTTCGTAATGAGCCGTGGCCGTTGAAGAACCCGATGGGTGTCGTCCCGCTGGTGGAGATGCCGAACCGGACGCTCCTCAACGAGGAGCCGATGTCGGACCTCGACGGCGTGATGCACATGCAGGATGCCATCAACCTTGCGTGGGCGTATTTGTTCAACGACCTGGACTACATGTCGTTGCCGCAGCGGATCGTCAACGGCGGCGAGGTGCCGAAGATCCCGATCCTGGACAAGGACGGCAGGCCGACCGGGCAGTATCAGGTCGTTGATCTGAACGAGTTCATCAAGAACCGGATTTTGTGGATCCAGTCTCGGCCGGGCCAGGACGTTAAAACGGACCAGTGGTCGGCGGCTGACGGGCGGGCGTTCCTCGATGTCGTTGAGCGGGCCGTGGAGCACATCGCGGCCCAGACGAGGACGCCTCCGCACTACCTGATCGCGAAGATGGTCAACACGGCGGCTGACGCGTTGACGGTCGCCGAGGCTGGTCTCGTGTCGCGGTGCGGTGAGCGAGCTACCTACATGACTCCGGGCGCTCGGGAGATTTACCGCTTGATCTGTCTCGCGCAGGGTAACGAGGCGAAGGCCAAGCTGGTCCGTTCGGGCTCGCTGATCTGGGGCGACATGCAGTATCGCTCGGAGGCGCAGCGGGCCGACGCGCTGTATAAGAAGCGCCAGATGGGCTACCCGCTGGAGCTGATCTTGGAGATGGACGGCTTCGACCCGGCGGACATTCCGCGGATCATGGAGATGGTCGAGCGGGAGAAGCGCGATTCCCAGCTGGAGGAAGTGACTCGCGCGCTGGCGATGCGTGACGCGATGGGCGAGCCGCAGGGTTCGGACGATAACGGCGACGAAGATGCTGCCGGGGACTCTTCGGAGCGTTGATCGCCACTACCGCGCCATGCAGGCGGTGCAGGCAGCGGCGCTGCTGGCGATGCGGCGGGCATGGAGTCGGGTTGATCCGGACGATATTGGCCGGTCGTGGGCTATCCAGTCGATAGCGGCGGCGGCGGTGTTCTCCGGCTATCAGGAGGCGGCTGCGGAGCGGGGTGCCGACTACATCGGCGACGCGCTCGCTGAGCAGGGCATCGATGTCGACCCGGCGGGGCGCGTCAACCCGGAGGCGTTCGCCGGGGTGGCGTCGGACGGAAGGCCGCTGGCAGGGCTGCTGTATGCGCCTGCCACGGTGGCGCTGACGCGTATCCGGTCGGGGCTCGCGCCTGCGGCTGCGTTGCGGTCGGCGCGGAACAACCTGGACCGGATCGTTCGCACGCAGATCGCGGACGCTGGCCGTGGTGCGGCGAGTGTGGGCATCGCGGCCCGGCCTGGTGTCGGGTATGTGCGGATGTTGAATCCTCCGTCGTGCGTGGTGTGTGTGCAGCTGGCGGGCCGGTACTACCGCTACAACGACGGGTTCCAGCGGCACCCGAAGTGCGACTGTGTGCACGTTCCCGCGCGGGAGGCGGGGGCGGCGGATTTGACGACGGACCCGAAAGCGTATTTCGACTCGCTGAGCCCTGAGGAGCAGGACGAGTTGATGGGCGCGGAGGCGGCGCAGGCGGTTCGGGATGGCGCGGACTTCAATCAGGTGGTGAACGCGCGTCGCGGCGCGACTGGGGTTGGAACCACCACTGAAGGTGTTACGCGTGTCGGCGCGGGCCGGCTGATGCCGGATGAGATCTATCGGCGCGCGCGTAGCCGTGATGAGGCGTTGAGCTTGCTCCGCCAGTACGGCTACTTGATTTAGACGTCCCGGCTGCGAGATGCGGCTGG